TGGATCATCATTTCGTACGGATTCAATAGGACTATATCTTCGCTTTCGACTGGAATGTCTATTTCAGCGATTTGAACAGCCCTGTTCAAAAAATGTTCTGCGTCGTGCTTGGGCGCAATAGGAAATTGTGCTTGTTGGGTAATTGGTGCGAGGTACCCTGACTCGGGGCCTGATTCTTCTGTTGTTACGTTAGGACCAAGGTCACTTTCGCCTGCCTGTTCCATCTTACACTCGGTTGTAGGCGCCTGCTCTTGCATGGCAAGTTCGGCAAATTGCGTCTGCAGGTCAAACCGTTTACGTGTGGGAACGTAGATAGGACTTTTGAGATATTCCTCCATGTATTTGGGAAATACATCTTCTGGAGCGCCAGGATTTGGTAAATTCTCAGTAATACCACTGGCCTTCCTGCGCCACAAAGCAAACTCGTCGTAGGTTAACTTAAGTCTGTCTGACACAGGAATGTTATGTTTCTCAGCTATGGCGATTACGCCGGTGCCTTCAAGAACTTTACCGCTGGGTAAGGTAAGTTCTCCACCATTTTGCAGCCATTCATATCCAGTTCTGCCACTGTATCCTGCTTGAAGCAAGATATTCTCCATAAGATCTAAGTTATATTTTAGCCAGCCTTCATCAGGGTCTGAAGCATAAATGCAACTTTTGAAAAAAGATACTGGAGATAGTGTATTGGACATGTAGCCTATTTCGGCATTGTAGCATGGCAAAGACTTCAAGAAATCGCTGTCTGCAGCATGTTTGTAACATACATTAGCGGTTTTATCCGATGATGTCACAATAGTGCCGCATTCGTTGAGGATGGCCACCATTTTGGCGGGTGTCCATCCGGTACGTTTCTCGAGGTGCTCTGCCACAGCAGGCAATTGGTCATCACCCAGTGCAGAGAGGAACAGGTTTTCCCACAGTTCGTCCGCAGACATTTTCGTATTAGCTCTTTCGGTACAATCTGCGATGGTGTACAGTAGCATTAATTTGCCACGCACTCCATTTTCCTCTGCGGTGAGACCAAGACCTGCAATGAACGCATTCATAACTGACATGATTACACCATCGAACTCAATATGAGTGTCAAGCATTAAGCTCAACACTTTCTCAAGTGCTTCGATGGTCACATCGTCCCAGTCAAGTAACTTTGCGATTGCTACCCAATATTTGCAGGCTGCATTTCTCAGTACAGGACTCATATTCATGTCGAATTTCTTGAAATCAATAGCAGCTACCCTGTTAACGAATTTGGGTTCGAAAATCCTGGCATAATGTTCATGCCACTCTGGACTCAGGATATTTTGACCAACTGCTGTATGACTCAAGTGTG